TCACACCTTCACAACCAATGCGACGGGTGACGGCAACAGTCACAGCCACACAATCAGCACGGACGGGTCGCACACTCACACAGTCTCGACGCTTCAGCCCTACCTAGCTTCGACCTTCATCATCAAGACCTGACATGCCGCTACAAAAGCTCCAGTTCGCGCCGGGGGTCATGCACGACGGGTCTCGGTACTCTACGTCCGGGGCTTGGTCTGATTCCGATAAGGTGCGCTTCCGCTCAAACTTCCCCGAGAAGATTGGCGGCTGGCAGCGCGCGACCCTCCAAGCATTTCTTGGAACTGCCCGGAATATCTTTCCGTTCTCCGATCTGGCAGGAAACTACTTCCTGGGGATCGGCACGAACCTCAAGTACTACATCGAACGCGGCGGTACGCTTTACGACATCACGCCCATCCGGGCGACGATCACGCAGAGCGACCCATTCTCCACCACAAATGGCTCCACGACTGTCACGGTGACGATCCCTAGCCACGGAGCGTTTCTGGGCGACTTCGTGACTTTCTCTGGGGCGAGTTCTGTCGGCGGTCTTACCTTGAATGGTGAGTTTCAGATTGTCGATGTGCTGACATCGGCCACATTCACCATAACTGCCCCATCTGCCGCTTCGTCCACAGCGACCGGCGGCGGTTCCGTCACTGCCGTTTTTCAGCTTAACACTGGCCTAGACACGACGCTGTATGCGAATGGCTGGGGCGCCGGGACCTGGGGCGGTATTCTCCCTGCAACCAGCGTCACCTTCACTGGCTCTATTAGCGGTACAACGCTAACCGTCTCTGCTGTTTCATCTGGAACCCTGGCTGTGGGGCAGTTGATTACGGGGACTGGCGTGTCGGCTAGCCCTCCGGGCTCTTCTGCCACATACATTACAGCACTCGGCACGGGTACGGGCGGCGTCGGAACCTACACGGTAGGTGTGTCGCAGACCGTCTCGTCCACCACGATGTTCGCATTTAGCGGCACGGGCTGGGGTGCTGCGTCCAACACTCAGGTTGCTGGCACGCGACTACGGCTATGGTCTGCCGACAACTTCGGACAGAACCTCGTCATCAATCCGCGTGATGCGGCGATCTACTACTGGGCCAACTCTGGTGGTCTCGGCACCAGGGCCGTACTGCTCTCGTCGTTGCCGGGCGCGTCTGCTGTTCCGGGGGTTGCTCGACAAATCATCGTCTCCGATCTGGACCGGAAGGTAATTGCCTTCGGTTGCTCCGACATCGTGACGGGCGTTCAGGATCGGCTTCTGATCCGTTGGTCTGATACAGAGAACCCGGCTGTCTGGACTCCAACGGAGACCAACTCGGCTGGCGGCATTCGCATTCCGACAGGCTCTGAGTTCATCGGGGCCATCGAAACCAAGCAGGAGATTCTTGTTTGGAGTGACGACGCCGTTCACTCCCTCCGGTATATCGGCGCGCCATTCGAGTACTCGATTGTGCGTATCGGTATGACATCCCTTGTTGCCCCGAACGCGGTCGCGTCGGCAAACGACGTTGTGTATTGGATGGGGCAGAATGGCTTCTTCCAGTGGGATGGCCGCTTGGCTGGCCTGCCCTGCTCGGTGAAGGATTTCGTCTTCAACGATCTCAACTGGAACCAAGCCGAGAAGATTACCGGCGGTTCCAATATGTCGTTCAATGAGGTTTGGTGGTTCTACCCCAGCCTGAACTCCAACGAGAACGACCGCTACGTTATGTATAACTACAACGAGCGTGTTTGGAGTGTGGGTACGATTGTTCGCACGACATGGGTTGATCGGGGCATTGAGGACTATCCTCGTGCGGCCTCGACGGATGGCTACGTCTACTTCCACGAGATCGGTCAGGACGACGGCTCGACCAACCCTCCGTCCCCGATCATCTCCTACATCGAAAGCTCTCCGATTGAGATCGGCCAGGGTGAGCAGTTTGGGTTTGCTTGGCGCATGATCCCTGACTTGGACTTCAGGAACAGTTCTGCCCCCAACCCAACGGTGGATTTCATCCTTGAAGCTCAGGACTACTCTGGCTCCAACTTCAGTCAGACGGCGAACAACAACACGACCCTGACGGCGACGCTGCCTATCGCTCAGTTCACGGACCAGACGTACTTCCGTCTGAGGGGCCGCATGATGACGCTGAGGGTAAGAAGCGATCAGGTCGGCGTTGCTTGGCGCCTGGGCATTCCGCGTGTTGATATCCGGTCGGATGGCCGTCGATGAGGCTGGGCAGGACAAGGCTGCCCATCCCTGCCCCGAACTACGAACGGGAGTGGGGTAGCCAGCTTATCAGGGCGATTGACCAGAACTTCGATGCAGCCTTTGCCAACATCGACAACTCTGCTGCGATCACTGGGTTCTATGGGTCCTTCTTCGACACGACGACCCAGACGGCTGCGGCGATCAACACACCCTATGCGATGCAACTCAACACGACGGCTGAGTCCAATCAGGTCGCAGTGACGAGTGGTTCTCGCATCACATTCAAGAATCGTGGGACGTACAATATCCAGTTCTCGGCCCAGCTAGACCAGACTTCCGGCGCAAGCCACAACATCTACATCTGGTTTCGCAGGAACGGTATTGATATCCCCAACTCATCTTCTACCGTTGCCATTCAGGGTACTTCGGCTGAATTGGTTGCCGCCTGGAACTTCCTCATAACTGTTCTTGGTGGCGACTACATTCAGATCATGTGGGCCGTGGACAACACGGCAGTTCAGATCGTGGCGGCTCCAGCAAACGCCTTCAGCCCAGCAATCCCGTCTGTTATAGCTACCGCAGTGTCGGTTTAAGGACAGCCTCATGCGCGACGCAGCCCGGACTTTAGCCAGCTACGGACGGAACGGCGACGACATGCTGGTGCATGTCAGCCGCAAGGAGCTTGAAGGTATCCGAGCCCTGACGGGCCGGGACTTCACGCGCAATCCAGACACGGGCCTGCCGGAAGCCTTTAACTTTTCGTCCTTGATCCCTGTGGCTGCTGGCATCGCTGGCACCGTACTGAGTGGCGGCAATCCTCTCGTGGGCGCTGCGGCCTCTGGTCTTGCGAGTGCGGGTACTTCTGCCGCTCGCGGCGCTTCTGCTGAACAGGCGCTGACCCAGGGCCTTATCAGCGGCGTCACCTCTTATGCTGGCGGGCAGATTCTGGCCGGTGTGGGGGACCCTGTGGCTCAGGCCACTCAAACTGCAACTACCGGCCTTGGGGAATCTGCCCTCCAAGGGGCCGGAAGCTCGATGGCTGCCGCTCCAACTGGCGCAACCGCAGCTTCAATCCCCGGACCAACTGCCGATGTTGGCTCGTTTGGCGTTATGCCTGCACCAACCCCCTTTGGTGGCGGCGCTGAGGTAGTTCAGCCGCCGGGGCTGATGGATCGCATAGCAACGCGCGCTTCTGACTTCGGCACGAGGCTATCTAATATTGCCAGCGATCCTGGGGCGGCGGTCTCTAAGATTGCCGAGAACGTTCAGGCTCGCCCGTTTCCTGCCCTCATCGCTGCTGGCGGCACGCTCTTGCAGGCCAGCGACATGATGGGTGGTCAGCCTGCCATCCCTGGCGCCACACCCTACGACCCGAACCGCTACCCCGAGCAGTTCCCGACCAACCCCCGTCGATGGAACGCGCCGCCTGCTGGCTATCGCGCTGGGGCAGGACCCGAATTTACCTACTTTGCTAAGGGTGGCCTTGCCTCTATGCGCCCCGAGGAGGGTTACACTGCCAACCTCATGAACGAAGCCAAGGCCGCGATCCTGGGCGAGCATCCCCGTCCGCGTGAGGCGCTTGAGCGGTTCCGGGAACGCTTCGGTGATGACGCCCTGGCTCTGCTGCGTGATCGCATGACTGGCGGTCGGGTCCGTGGGGCTGGCAGCGGCATGGACGATCTCGTCCCCGGCACCATCGAAGGCCGACAGAAGGTTCGCCTTGCTGATGGCGAGTTCGTAGTCCCGGCGGATGTCGTGTCTGGTCTGGGCGATGGCAGCACCGAGCATGGCGTTCGCCGCCTGCACGGGATGATGGACAAGGTCCGCAAGGAGCGAACCGGCAAGAAGGCCCAGCCCAAGTCCATCGGCGGAAAGATTAGTCTGTGAATGTGAGCCTAGTCCCGGAGAGCCACATTGATGGCGTCTGGGATTCTGTAAAAGAGTTCCTTATCCCTGCCGTTAAGGTGACTAACGGCAGGTATATGCTCTACGATGTGTATGTCGCACTGAAGCGTGCCGACATGCAGCTTTGGATTGCCTTCGATGATGACCGTGAAATTAATGGCTGTGAAGTAACCACGATTACGGATTATCCTTCACGGCGTGTTCTCACGTCCCTGTTCACTGGGGGCAGAAACATCCGTCTTTGGAAGGACCCCTTGATGGGGGTCTTGGTCCGTTGGGCGGAAGATAATGAATGCACGGCCATCGAGGGCTATGGTAGAAAAGGCTGGCTCAAGATGCTCGATTCTTATGGGGTAAAGCAGGCCCTTATCATGTTCGAGAAGGACATCTGACATGGGCGGCGCACCAAAATCGGGACCCACTCAAAGCACCACCTACACCTCCAACCTCCCCGAGTATGCGCGTCCATACTTCGAGCGGATGATGGGCAGGGCTGAGGCTGAGAGCAATCAGCCTTATGTGGGCTATGGTGGTCAGCGCATTGCTGGTTTTACCCCGGACGTTGAGCAGAGCTTCGACATCACTCGCGGCGTTGCCGCTCGTGGAACGCCGGAAGCTGATGTGGCTGGTGGTATCCTGGGCGCGTCCGCAATGCGTGGTCTAGGAGCGAGCGACTACACGGCTGCTCCAATCCAGCAGCAGGCGTTTGGGCGAGAACAGGCCCAGCAGTACATGTCGCCCTACATGGATGAGGTTCTTGCTCGTCAGAAGTCTGCGGCAATCCGGGACTTTGATGAGGGGCGTCCGTCGCGCGAGACCCAGGCGATCAAGGCTGGCGCCTTTGGCGGATATCGTTCTGCCATCCAGGAAGGCGTTGCCCAGCGTGGCCTTGGCGAGCGTCTGTCCGACATTGAGGCGGCTGGCCGACAGAAGGCGTTTGAGAACGCACAGACGCAGTTCGAGCGTGATCGCGCCGCATCTATGCAGGCCCAGGGGACGACCGAAGCACAGCGTCTTGCTGCCGCTCAGTACGGATTGTCTGGGGCAGGACTTGGCTTGCAGGCTGGTCAGCAGTTTGGCCAGCTTGGCGCACTGCGTCAGGGCCTTACGATGCAGCAGGCTCAGGAACTCCAGAAGCAGGGCGGCGTTCAGCAGCAGCAGCAGCAGCGTGAGCTTGATCTTGCGTATCAGGACTTCCTGAACCAGCGCGACTTCGACAAGCAGCAGATCAACTTCATGTCGAGCATCCTGCGTGGCATTCCCGTGCAGCCTCAACAGGTTGTTAACCAGTACGCCAATCCCAATCCGCTGGCTCAGTTTGGCGGTCTTGGGATCGCTGGCCTTGGTCTGATGCGTTCCTAGGGGGCCTAAATGAATCTGCTCAAAGTTCAGGACGCCCTCAAGAACGCCTCTGACCAGCAGCTTATGGGGCTGATGCAGTCTCCGGACAGCACGGCTCCGTCGTATCTGGTGCTATCTGAAATCCGCCGTCGCAAGGACATGCGGAACAAGCAGGCTCCTGAAGGCCAGTCCAATCGTACTGTGGCTGATGACCTCCTTGCCCAGGACGACGGCGGCATTCGTGACATCGTTGCTCACGATGAGCCCGAAGCTCAGGACGGGGCAGACGAGATGGCTGCCGGTGGGCTGGCGTCTCTACGTCGCTATGCCGAAGGCGGTGTCGTCCGAATGCAGGCTGGTGGCGAGTTGCCGCGTCGTCCGCTTTCTGAGATGTCTCCCGAAGAATTGCGTATACTACGTCGGCAGTTTGATTTTGGCGCGTTCTCAGAACGCATGCCCAACCTTCCCGGCGCTCGTCCAGTTGGTCGCCCACAATACACGCTTGAAGAGCTTGCGGCTGAGGACTTTCGGCGTCGCAATTTGACGCGCCCGAATGAGCCTAGTCGGTTTATTGAAGACCCAGAGAGCGCCTTTGCTAATCGCTCTCCGGATCAAATGAGTGTTCAGACTGCTGCTCCAGCCCAGCCTGCCGTAACCACAGAGCCTGTAAGGCCGGTTGTGGCACGGCCCGAATATCTAGCTCCATCCCCGGATGCTGACCGAGATGCGGCGATGGGCCGCATACCGCCTGCACCGACAACCACAACGGCAACGCAGCCGCCTCCGGCTCGTCCTGCCCGTCCTGCTGGTAACCAGCCAGCGCCGCCTGCTGCTACCACAGCCGCTCCGGGTCTCGACGGTCTGAGGAATGCCGCTCAGGGCGCTGAGCCGTCTCAGTCCAGTGTGCAGTTCACCGACCGCCTGTCGCCTCTCTTTGAGCGCATGCGGGAGGGGCGCATTGATCCTGCTGCCCGCAGGAACGAGGCGCTGAACATGGCGCTGATTGAGGCTGGCCTTCGTATCGCTAGCTCTCGCAACCCCAGCCTTGCCGGTGCGATTGGTGAGGGGGCAGCACCCGCTGTTCAGTCCTACGGTCAGCAACTTAGCCAGATTCGTCAGGATCAGCGTCAGGATATTCGTGACGAGCTTCAGGGCGCTCTCGCTCAGAACCAGAACGACTACTACCGTGGTCGTCTGTCTCAGCAGGAGTTTGCCACGAGGCAGCAACTGATCATCGAGCGCATCCGTCAGGATCGTGAGGACGCCCGCACTGGCGTTCGCGAGGCTGGCGCGACGGCTCGCAACGAAGCGACGATTGCTGGTGCCAATAGGTCTCCGGAGGCTCAGCGTCTCTGGCAGTTCATGTTCCCCGGTCAGACGTTCGATCCGAACAATGCTAACCACATGGAAGGCATGAACCGCATCCTTGGTCGCGGTCGCGATCCTGATCAGGCTATGGATATCGCGCGCCTTCGGAACGATGCCGCTGTCGAACAGCGTCTTGCCAACGCCTATCTGCGTGATCCTGAGATTACGTCTCTCTCTCGCCGCCTTGAGAGCGTCGCAACGCTTCCAGGGGCAGAAGGCGACAGGATGCGAGCAATGCTTCGACAGCAGCTTGATGCTGCCAGGGGCCGCGTGCGGCAGGAGCTTGCTGCCACAAGCAGTGCATCTCCCGCTACACCGCCCCTCTCCCCTGGTTCTGGTGGCGCTCAGGTTTATACTCCTCCCGGCAGCCGATAAGGGTTTCGTTGCATGCAGCGGGTTAATATCCCCGGCATTGGTCCGGTCGATTTCCCCGACACCATGTCGGCTGAGCAGATTAACCAAGCTATCCAGAACGAGATTCTACCTTTCTACTCCAGGCCGCGTCAGCCTGTTGCGCCGGTCCAAGAGACTACTGCCCCAGCAGAACAGCCTCAGCGTGGCTCAAACCTGGGCTTTGCCGGTGATCTGGTTGGGTCTGGTATCTCTGGTCTTGGCGGCATCGGCACTGCGGCAGGCGGTCTGTATGGTCTCGCTACCGGCGACTACGACACCGGCATCATGCGTCTGGGCCGTCGCGCTCAGAGGTACGGCGAAAGCCTCATGTCGCCCGAACTGCTGGCGTCTCGTGAGAAGCTTGAGCGAGACATTCAGGAAGCCGGTGAACGTGGCCCACTAGCTGAAGCTGGTGCTGCTTTCCGTGGTATCGCGACCGACCCTCGTCTTCTGACGAGCTTTGTTGCTGAACAGGTCCCGCAGTTTATCGGCTCGCTTGGCGTTGGCCGTGCTGCTGGTGCTGTGGGGCAGTATGCCGCCCGTCGTGGTGGCGCTGAAGCTGCTGAGGCCGCAGGCCGTCGTGCTGCTGTGGGTGCTGCTATTGGTACTGGCACGGGTCTTCAGACTGGTGAGGTGGCTGACTCCACCTACCAAGACGTGATGAACCTTGCCCCCGAGGTCATCGAACGCAGCCCCAACTACCAGCTTCTTCGGCAGAACCTGACTGAGGAAGAGGCTCGTCAGAGCCTTGCTGTTCGTGCGGCTCGTGAGGCTGCGGCCATTGCCGCTCCCATCTCGGCAGGCACTGCTGCCCTGTTTGGTGCTGAGCGTTTTGCCCTTGGCGATCAAATCAAGCGCCGTGCGATCTCTCGCGTTGTGCTTGGGGCCACTGGGGAAGCCAGCCAGGAAGGCATTGAAGAGGGCGGCGGTCGCTTTGCCCGTAACGTCGGTGCCAGCCGGGCTGACATCGAGCGTGATCTCATGCAGGGCGTTGGTGGTGCTGCTGCCCAGGGCGCCATTCTTGGTGCTGTTATCGGCGGTGGTACTGGCCTCGTCAGCGGTCGCGCTCCTGATCAGACCCTTCGTGGTGAAGACGATGATCTCCGTAGGTCGCTTGATCCGTTCCTGTCTTCTATCCGCAGGACGCCGGGCGTGCCGGGTCAGCCAGATGTGGCCGACAACGTTCGTCTCGTCACGGAAAATCTGCCCGTCACGGCTGAGCAGTTCCTGAACGCCACTCCCAGGGCTCAGGAGATTCTAATCAATCGTGCTCAGCGGCAGGCTGAAGGCCGTCTGAATGCAGAGAATCTTCCGGTTCGTGGCCCAGAGGTAGAACGCGGACGCATTCCTCCTTCGGAGGTTCAGCGGTTCCCGCAGTCTGCCAGCACTCCGTCCGATGAGTTGGTTTCGGGGCAGGCTGGCGCTCGTGCCCAGGGCTTCCAGTTTGAGGAAGGCCGTGCCGAGCCTATGGAAGGCGGCATCACCCAGGCTGAGTTCTTCCGTCAGCGTGCTGAGGAGATGGCTCGTGCCCAGGCCGGTACGGCTGGTGTGGCTGGTCGCGCTCAGGTGGAGGGAGCGCCTCAGCTTCCCGACAACATCCTGCGTCGTAGCGACAAGGGTCTGCTGAACCTCCTGAAGACGGCTAGCCCGCAAGACGCACAACTCATCGCCAGGGAGCTTGAGCGTCGGAGGGCAGAAAAGGCTGGCGCCCCAGCCGCTGGTCAGCCCACTGCGGCGGAAGCGACGGCTGCTGCTGCCGGTCAGACTTATCGTCCGTCTCTCGGCACTCAGACGCAGCAGACCGCCCAGGCTGCACGCGCAACGCGCCCCACGTCGCAGCCGATCAGCGCGTTCTTCCCGCTGGTGGAAAACTTCATCGAGGGGCATGTCCGCAACTACGGCAGCAGCCAGCCTCTGTCTGTCCCTGCGTTCCAGCAGTACCTGTCTGAGCGCACCGGAGATGTCGTCAGCCTCAAGCGGGCCAGCGAAATCTTCGACACCTACTACAACGCCAGCAGCAAGCGGGCTGTTCCTGCGGGCAGCGGCTGGATTCTTCAGCGTAAGTCGGTGAAGGAAACGGCGCCGAAGGGTCAGCCCTCTGGTCGTGGCCGTGGCCGTATGCCGCCCACCGTGACGTATGGTGAGGGCGCTCAGAGCCAGCGCGTCTATCGTGCTGTCGCTCCGAAGGGCGTGAACACAGACGCCGATGGTCGTCCGCTTCCTCCTGCGGCTCCTCCTGCTGCACCGCTCCGTGCTGGCCCGTCTGGTTTCACCGATCCTCGTATGCGTGAACTGTCTGGTCGCGAAACTGAGGGTCAGCCCGCTGCTGCGACTGAACAGGCTTCCGTTGAGCAGGATGAAGCTGCGGTCAAGCGCGCCAAGGAGATCGTCAACGACCGCCTGGACAAGCTTGAAAAGCGTGGCGGAAAGAAGCTGCGAGAGGCCGTCGCTCGTGTCATCCGTGACGGCAAGTTCGACGCAGAGCAAGTGTACGCTGCCTTCATGGCGGCTGATCAGATCGCCAAGATTCTGCCCGCTGGAGCGAACCACGAGATTGAGTTCGTTGACCGCCTGCTGATTGGTGAGACCAAGGCAGCCAAGGCTAGCGGCAGCGTGAAGGGGAAGCAGGCTCAAGGTGAGCGGCTTCGTCCGACTGGCGATCTGAACAGCGCCCGCTTCCAGCAGCTTGTGCGTGAAGGCGCGACGATTGAGCAGGCGTATGCGACCGTTCAGCGTGAGGCAGTAGAGGGTCTTATCCGTCTCTCTCTTGCCCCGAACCAGCTTCCGTTCCTGCGTGAGACCGCAGCGCACGAAGCCTTCCATGTGCTTCAGGACTACTACAAGAAGTACGATCCTCAGTTCGCGGCTCTGATGGACAAGAGCTTCCGCGATGACATGATGATCACGGACCTTGATCCGACGATCCGCAGGAAGCTTGAGCAGGCTCGTTTCCCCGGCTCCGACAAGAGCTACTGGCAAGTGCTGACCAGCGGCCTGCCCCGTCCTCTTACTGCCAGGGAAGCACAGGCTTACGCCTTCGGCTCTCTCGTTGATGCTGCCAATCGCGGCGTGCCTATGACTGGGCTGAAGCCTGCCTTTGCTCGCTTCACAAACTTCCTCCGTCAGTTCTTCACCCGCATGGGTAACGCCCTGCGTGGCGATGGATTCCAGACGGCTGAGAGCCTGCTTGGCCGCGTTGGTCGTGGCGATGCACAGCGTTTCTCTGGTCGTGCTGTGCCGACCGCTCGTGATGTTGGGGGCAGCAGGACGGAGCTTTCTGCCCGCGAGACCGAGACCATTAAGTCTAAGCCGGGCGTGAATGCTCGCCGCCTTGCTAAGATGCTTGGCCCGCAGCTTTACGGCGACATGAAAGATATGGGCGCCGTTAGCGTGAAGGAGGTTCTTCAGAACTCCTTTGACGCCATCAAGGCTTCTCTCGCCAAAGGAGATATTTCACAAGGTCGCATTGATGTCGATCTTGATGGGCACAAGATCGTCATGACCGATAATGGTGTCGGCATGTCGCCGGAAATGCTGGGCGGCAAGTTCCTTCAGATCGCTGGCACCGGCAAGTCGGAAGACGAGCGCGCCTCTGGCGGCTTCGGCATCGCCAAGATGCTCTTCCTCTATGGCAACAACTCTCTGCGTGTGACCACCATGAAGGATGGTCGCGTGGCAGAACTCAACACGACAGGCCCGCAACTCTTTGACTCGCTAGAGGACAGCGAAAAGTCTCCGGACATTGAGGTTCGCGCTCCGAACGACGAGGACCGCTACAGGTTCCCGGAGGGTCACGGCACGCGCATTGAGATGGTCATGCCCGAGGAGTTTGATAATCCTGCCACGGGCAAGACGGAGAAGGTTGATCCCGTTTACGGTCGTAGCGGCATTCCGGCGTTGCGGTTCAGCCCGCTCTTTGAAGATATCGAAGTTGTTGTTAATGGACTCATTGCCACCGACATCGGCAGTGCGTTTAAGTCTGAAGACTACACACAGTTCACCAATGTGAAGTTCCCGTGGGGCACTGCCCGCATCTACGTCTCGAAGGAGCCGAGCGGACAAAACTACGGCGACAACCTTCATGTCCTTTCCAACGGCCTTTGGCAGTTCTCTCAGAAGCTGACCAAAGAGCCGGGTCAGATTTACTCCGAGACGATTCCGTACACCTTCTATGTGGATGTGAGCCCCAGCGTTCGCCCCGAAGACCCTGGTTACCCCTTCACGTTCAATCGCCAAGGCTTCACGAAGGAAGCTGACAGCGAGTACGGGAAGGTAATCAAGTACATCAACGCGCTGTACGCCGTCCAAAACCTTGCGGATTACGCCAAGAGCTTTGGTGTGATCCAGTACGTTGATCCCAACACTGGTCTTCCTGGGCCTGCTGAAGACTTGCGTCCGGATATGCCCACGATCAACACCGCATTCACCGGCATCAAGGCTGGTGACAATGTGACCGTTGAGAAGGGCCGACTTCTAGTGAACGGTCGGGAGCTACCAGAGCTTTCTCCTGACGAGTTGCGCCTTGGCATGCCAAAGGCAGAAGACCTGAAGGTTGATCCGTCGAAGATCAAGACGGATCAGGTCATGATCCATGACAACGTCATGGTTGGCGACACCCCGTTCTCTGACCTGATGCGCGAACGCTTCGGCGCTCGCTATGACGAGTACAACGCTTACATCGGTGAGGCGTTCAAGCTTCTGCGGAACGAAGTGTCCCGCATCATGAACTATCCAAAGCTCATGGATGAAGCGATTGGCGTGTCCATCGATCAGGAGTATCGCGGCGTTTCGATCCGCGTTCCTTTCTCCGGTAGCTTTGTGAACCCTATGGTTCCGGAAGCCAATGACCCTTATCGGGCTGGCTTCGGCATGGCTCTCACTATGGTTCACGAACTTGCACACCACAAAGTCAGGAGCCACAACGCTAAGTTCCCGGCTGAGATGCAGCGCATTCAGTACGAGCTTATGGCTGATCCTAACTTTGACTTTTCCTCCTTCCAGAAGGAGATGGCGGCAACGGTTCGCGATCAGTATGCTGACGTGCTTGCAGAGGCTCAAAGGATTTTCAAAGATGAAAATATCACCGCTCGTGGAAATCGTTTTGAGGACAGCCCTTACGAGCGACGATCCGAAAGCGGCTCTGATCGGTTCGTTGGAAGGGACCGCGATTCCCGCCGAGCGGGAGGAGCCGGGGAACGAGTACTCGGCGAGCCTGTTCCGAGCAATCGACTTGGCCGAGAAGGGGGTCGAATTGGAGAGGCTGCCCGAGATTCTGCGGCAGGAAGGGCTGTAGATCGGGAGTATTCTGCCCGTCAGATCGATAGCCCAGAGTTCCGTAACTGGTTTGGCGACAGCAAGGCTGTAAACAAATCTGGAAAGCCGCTTGTCCTTTACCACGGAACTGCCGAAGACTTTGATGAGTTCCGCCCAAGCAAGTACGGCACGTTTGGTTCCGGCATTTACCTGACGACGGACCCAGACCGTGCGTCTCGATTTGCCACTGGCGTAAGGAGCGACGCCAAGGCGGTCGCGCGTGAGCAAGGACAGGTCATTCCTGTCTATGCAAAGATCGAGCTTCCGTTTGACGATCAGTTTCTGAAGAGCAACCCGGAATGGCGCTCGTACTTCCTGAGTGAAATCGAGGCGACCAACAAGAGGTGGCCCGCGTCTGACCTTCAGAATGTTCGTCGTCAGCTTGATGGCCTTGTTAGGAAGCTGAACAACAACACCGCCTCAGTTTCCGACCTGTTCCTTTATGATGCTGGCGAGGGCAGGAAAGGTGTGTGGAGTTTCGGGTCTAAGTTTGAGGAGGTCATAAAGTCCTCTGGTTTTGACGGCGTCATCTCCAAAAATGATGACGGCGATACCGAGTACGTCGTCTTCAAGCCCAATCAGGTGAAGTCGGCCATCTCGAATAGAGGTGCCTTTAGCCCTGACGATGCCCGCATTCAGTACTCTGCCCGTGACATTGGCCCCGAGACCCTTGGTAACCGAATCCGCAACGCCAGCCCTGGCGATGTCAGGGGCAAGGAGTTTGAGGTCGAGTACACTCGCGTTGCCGACCTGATCAATCGTGGCCTTCGTAAGGTTCCTCTCGCTGGCAGGGCCGTCAAGGAGACGACCGGCGAGGACCTGATCATCATGTTGCAGGACCGCATGCTGCCCCTGGGTCGCATGGTGGATACCGTTCGCAAGAACGGCGGCACTGTCGTGGATGCGTCTGACATCTACATGACGGAGGAACTGTATCACGGTCGCGTTGGCGCTGCCGTCGATGACAGGGCAGAGCGTCTGTACAAGCCTGTGTTCGACGCGATGCGTAACCTGGGCGTCAGTGAAAAGGACCTAGACGATTACCTCATGGCCCGTCACGCCCCTGAGCGTAACGCCGCCATGCGTCGGATCAACGAGGACCCGAGCAAGGGTGCTGGCATTACGGACCAGCAGGCTGCTGACATTATGCAGCGCCTTGCCCCCCAGAAGACCAAGCTCGACAAGGTGGCAAAGCTGGTTGATGCGATTGTCGCTGACACCAACACGACGCGCTCCGGTAACGGGCTGACGCCCGACTACTCGAAGCTCAACAGCAAGACGCAGTACAAGCACTACGTCCCGCTCAAGGGCTTTGCCGAAGAGGACATCTTTGACGACAAGGGTGTCGAGGCTCTGCGTGCAAGGACTGGCCAGGGCTTCAAGATCAGGGGCAAGGAAGACCGATCCGCTATGGGTCGGCAGAGCCGTGCCGGAAACATCCTGGCTAACGTGATCCTCCAGAACGAGGAGTCTGTTATCCGGGCCGAGAAGAATAAGGTTGGGCAGGCTCTCCTCAAGCTCATCCGGGACAACCCGCAGCAGACTGCACGCTTTGCCAAGATTCTTGAGAAGGCTCCGGTTGAGCCGCGTATCGTGAACGGCAAGGTCAAGCTTATGCCGCAGGGCCTCTACCGCAACCGTGATGATGTCATGGTTGTGAAGGAGGGCGGCAACGAGGTCGCTGTTCAGATTTACGACGAGCGTCTTGCCAAGGCTCTGACCGGCGCCACTGGTCTTGGCGCTGAGAACAGCAGCATCATTCTCAATGCCCTGGGCAAGCTTAACTACTATCTCGCCAGGGTGAACACGACGCTGAACCCTGAGTTCGTGATCTCGAACTTTGCTCGCGACCTTCAGACGGCGAACATCAACATCAAGCAGTTTGATGTGAAGGGCCTGGGTCGGAAGATCATCTCCGATCTTCCTTCGGCTCTTGCTGGCGCTCGTGCTGGTATTCGCGATGGCAGAACGGACACGAAGTGGGCCAAGGCTTACGACGATTTCCGCAAGGCTGGCGGCACGACCGAGTACCTTGGCCTGCGTGACTTCGAGAGCAAGATCAAGCAGATCAACGACGAGGTCACTGGCAACAAGGGTCCGCTTGTCCTGCGTCCCTTCAAGACGCTTGGCAAGCTGATCGATGACTACAACTCGGTTGCTGAGAATGGCATTCGTCTCGCGACATTCCAGACGCTGCGTGACATGGGCGTGTCTGATGCCAAGGCTGCCCAGGTCGCAAAGAACCTGACCGTCAACTTCAACAAGGGCGGTCAGAATCGCGTACTGATGAACTCGCTGTACCTGTTCTACAACGCCTCGATCCAGGGCAGCATGGCTATGGTCAATGCCATCGCCCGGTCTAAGCGCGTGAGGAAGTACGTCGCGGGTATTATCACCGCTGGCTTCATGCACGATGTCATCAACGCGATGATCTCGGGCATGGATGAGGACGAGAAGAAGGTCTACGACAAGATTCCGCCTCATGTCCTTGAGCGGAACTACGTTCTCATGGACCCGTTCGGTCTGACGGAACGCGGCTACTATGCCTTCCCGATGCCGTATGGGTTCAACGCCTTCTTCAACATGGGTCGCAACCTGTCGCGCGCGTCTCGTGGTGTGGGCGAGCCGATGGAGACTGCGACCTCCATCACGATGGGCTTTGTTGAGGCGTTCAACCCGATGGGTGGGACGCAGACCTTCTTCAACTTCGTGGCCCCGACAATCCTCGATCCGTTCGTTGACCTCTACAGCAACCGCAACTTTGCCGGTCGTCCGATCTCTCCGGAACAGAGTGGCTTTGGCCCTCCTGCCCCGGATAGTCAGCGGTACTGGAGCAATACGTTCCCGCCGTATGTGACGGTGGCTCGGTGGCTGAACCAGATCACTGGTGGGACGAGCGTTATCCCCGGCAAGGTGGACATCTCGCCCAACACCATTGGCTATCTGATGAACTATGCGACTGGTGCGGCGGGTGCTTTTGCTGAACGGGTGGCCAAGTTTGGCTTCTCCACCGTTCCGGATGCGCTGACGGGCGACCTTGAAGAGGTTGAGGTCAGGGACATTCCCTTTGTCCGCAAGCTCTACGGGAACGTCACTCGCAGGAACGACCTTGAGTCGTTCATGGAGAACACCAACAAGATCGCTCAGGTTCAGCGTGAGCTTGATGAGGCTGAAAAGTACGGGCAGGCTGAACGCATGGAGCGCGTGATGCGTGAATACCCGAGAGAGTTGGCAGCAGCCCCGCTCATTCAGGACATGGTGAGGGAGCGCCGGAAGATCACTCGTGAGATGAATGAAATCCGACGCGACCCCAACATCGATGATGAGACGAAGCGCGTTCTGCTTCGTGCCCTGGGTCAGGAGGCCGACTTCTACGTCGGCCAAGCCAACCGAATCTACAACACTCAGGTCAGGAACTAGCGTCCTTGTTGGCGATCTCCTCCAGAATGGAGGCATAGCCAGCGATATCAACGTGGCTGTCTTGGTGGCCCGGCGAGTGCATCAGCCGGGCTACCTTCACCAGCAGCATCATCATCGCCACGTCGTAGGCGTGAAGCTCGATGGTGCACTCTCCTCCAGTGCTTTCCGTCAGCCAAGCATTCCAGAGGTAGGCAATCCGCTCATGGTTCAGCGTCTTGTCGCCGTAGTCTTGGGCGCGCTGACCACCAACGAGTTCGGCTGCGTGAAGCAGCATATCAGAAGCTTTCATTCTCAAACCTCTCCTTGAGTTCCTTGAAGCGTTCACGGGCCTGTCTGTTATCTTTGAGTTCTGCCCTACTCTCCACTTCACAGAATGCCTTGAGCCCTTCGGTGCATTCCTGCTCTGAGGTGCCGAAGGCATAGCCGTTGTCCATCATCCACTTCTGGAACTTGATGTTGCGGCAGAGCATGCCTGCGGACTGAACGGCACGCTCGCCTTCCTCCATGTCCTTGCCCTTGACGGGCCGGTCATGGTCATCGACGGGCAGCATCCCGACCATGTATCGCGTGCCGGGTCGGGCGGCGAGAAGATCGACCGGCACTTCATCCGGGTGGATGGTCAGGGTCATGTACGTCCCCTTCCCATCCTGCCGCATGGATGTCTTGATCGCCTCGAACTTCAGCCAGGGCTGTTTGGGCTGCGTCATTCTGCCCTCAAAGCATCGAGGAGAGCGCGTGCCGTGACGGCCACAGGCTGCGGCTTGGTCGGCGCATCATCGGCAGGCTTCACGTTCTTGTCGCGCGAGATATGCTCAATCAGACCGAGTGCTGACATCTCGGCAGCGACCTTGCGCTGCACCTCGGGCGGAAGGTCATTGCTGCGGCGCGTGCCTTCGAGGATGGAGCGTGCGCTGCGACGTGCAGAGCGGCGGATGTGGGCGCGAGCCGAAGTGCCCACCACGTCTGCGACGGCAGACGCCTCGATACGCTTGTAGCCAACGCTACGTTCGGATGCGAACACGGCGCCGTTCTCGCGTTCGGCCACGCGCCGGGCGCTGATGATAGCGTGACGACGGGTAAAGATGCTGCGGCCAATAGCTTCAGACATTTGGTCAAAGGTGACGATCTCTCCCGGCTGGCACTTTGCCAGGAGTTCTGCGATGGCCCGGACTTCCGGAGAGATTTCGTGGATCAGCATGTTGTTCTCCATGAAGACGTTGCGTTGAGACGCGTGGCGTGGCGCCAAGAAAAGCGGCGTTGAGTAGAGGTGCGATGAGGAGCAATGCAAAGCGAGGTGGCGCAAAGCGTCGCTATTACGACACCAGCTTGCGGTTATCTGCCCAAGCCAGGGACGCAATCCTGAAGCGGCCATTGGTGCCACCCTTCTCGGGACGGAACCGGCCAATGCCGATGAACATTCCGGCAATCTCTACCATCTCCCGGAATACGTCTTCGGTGATGATAGAGTCCAGAATGTGAATATCAAAGGTGGTCTTCCAACCAATCGGCACGATGGGGAACCGACGCGGCACACGCTTGCCGCTGCCGCGAACGCCGTCCGCATTGGCGCTGATCGTCACCATGCTCACGCTATCGGGTGAGATGCCGAGAGACGGGTCTTCCAGCAGGGCGATGCCAGCCTCAAACTTCTTCGTCCACGTTGCTTTGCCCTGGCCGGGAATCTGACGCTTGGAGTACTTGGCTGCGGCAGCGATGGCCTGATGCATCCCGTGGGCAGGGATCACGACAGTCGGCTGTCCGTTGATAAGAGACACGTTCAGCTTGGAGCGCCACGTCCGCAGATCGTAGGCGTCACGAGCTTCCTTATCGAGCATGGGCTCTTCGTGCTGACGGGACTGGGAGTAGGGCGAGATGCCCTCGATGGTCAGGGTGGCGACAGAAACTTGCATGTTGGTCTCCTGTTTTGCTGTGAGTGGTAAGGCGTTGCGATGAGAGGCGCCGAGAAGAGCGGCGAAACGGTGAGCAGAGTTGCGGCGCCTAGCGTTAAGACGCGAGACGAAGAGTTGAGCAGCGACGAGTCGCGTTGCGTCGAAGCTGGCTGTTGGAGCTAAACATTTTCCATCTCCTTCTTGAGTGACAGAACGTTGCGTTGAACCGAGTGGCGTTGCGTCGCGGTGAGCGGCGTCGCGAGAAGACGCACTAAGAAGAGGGGCGTCGAGAAGCGTCGCGTGGCGCTGCGTCGAGCGGCATAGAAATGCCTGGGGGTTTTTCGTTGATCCTGTTCACTTCTTCTCCTTGGTCAGTGGGCAGAACATTGCGTTGCGTGGTGCTGAGCGGCGTGGAGTAGCTACGAGTCGCAGTGAGATGAGCCGCGAGACTATGAATCGAGGTGCGTTGAAGCGCGTCGAGGCGCGCCTGTTGTCTTGAGGTATACCATTCGTTCTATCCAAGTTTGGTATGGGGGCTTTCGCCCCCACCCGTTAGCCCACCCGCCAAACGCGGATGTGCGTGTCACTCTCCTGGGCCGCACGGAACGAGCCGTCGATCCCACAGTTGCGGATGAAGTTACGCATAGACGGCAGCTTGTACTCAACGCGGAAGCTGTCACCCACATGCATGGCATTCATGGTGGCGATCATGGCTTCACGCTTCTTCGACTTGCGCCCCATGTAGTTTCGGGGGACAGGGACGCCCTTCTCAATCTCGAACATCAACAATCTCCGTAATCACTGCATAGACCTTGGCGTCGCCGCGTTCGGTCCAAACTGCTCCATGCAGACCAACTTCGTCCCCGACCTTCCAATTCTGCCCATCAGCACGGGGCAGAACGTCAACTTCACGCATGATCAACCCGTTGTAGTTCGGGTTCATTGCTTTGACCCGTTGAGCTTGCACCACTCCACCGGGTCCACCCCCTTCAAGTCCCACCATGTCTTCTCATCCCCATAAGCATGCAGTTCTGTGTGATGGTCAGCGCACAAAGGAACGGCCCAATCATCACCACTCTTTCTGCCCATAGCCGAAGGCTCGGCAAACATCAGGTGGTGTGCCTGTGCCCATCTTTCGCAGATCAGACAGCCTTGCGTCCTGACCCACGTCAGATGCTTTGTGTTCTTAACCCTCATTCAGCGTCTCGATAGGCTTGAGTACATCCCTGGGAACGAAGTAGGCGGGCGGTCTGTTGTTCTTCGGATCAGTCAGCCACTTCTCGTCTTGGCCTTCGTATCCCCAAATCCAACCAACGATATCCAGTTCGGGCGCATCACCAGTCACGAGAACGTACTTGTGAAAGGGCGGGTCATCGGCGGTCATGATGAGCCTGCCGTTCTTGTGTCTGGTAGTGCGGACCTGAATGTCTGGTTCTAGGTCGGGGCCTTTGAAGGTGTTGAGGATGAAGCCTGGGTAGATGTTCAGGATTCTCGCAACAGCCAGTTCTCCAAAGGCCCCGAGAATATGGAAGTCCTCGGACAACTCAGGCGCCAGTCCACGAGTCTGCCTACGATTGCGTCCGTTGTCGTGCCGGGTGATGCCGACAGTCTTGCCGACCGCAATCTCCAACTCGTCCAGGCGAATGAGCATGACCTACCTCAGAAGGGAATATCGTCGTCGAAGACGTTCTTCGGAGCAGCCTTGGCAGGCTGCTTGTTCTCGGAAAGCTGAACCGAGTAGAACTTGCCGCTCTTGCCTTCCTTGACCCAGGCAGCCATCCGCAGCTTCAGCGGCTCGTTCTTCTTGGCCAGTTCGACCAGAACCTTCAGCGTCTCCATGTTGATCTCAACGTCGCCGCTGAGGTCAGGAGCCTTCTCGTTGGCCTTGTTGCGGTTGATGAAGAGCGCGCCGCCGTAGTACTTCTTAGTTTCCATTGCCGTTGTCCTTGTTCGTGAGTTCGACCTTCCGCTTGGTGAAGGCGGCGGTGACGCGCTTCAGCGCATCGGGGTTGTGTTCCTTCAGGACATTGCGTGCCTGGACATTCTCAGACCAGAACTCACGCAACTGCTCCTCGGTCTCACAGGTCGGGACGAACTCCATGAAGACTGCCTCGGCCTGCTCCGTGTTGACCTTCGGGGCAGCATCCTTCTTGGGGGTGTCCGTGCCGATCCCAATGATGTCAGCCGGGTTGGTCTCGTCAGCATCGCTGTCCTTCTCGCCCGTGGCGACGGAGAACAACTGACGCATGAACACCTTGTCCAAGTAGGACATGGCAGAGCCAACTGTCTGAGCGCCCTGGATCGGATGGATGATCGTCAGCGTGCTGAACCTGGGGGTGTAGTCGCCGCTGCTGTGCATCAGAGCCACCTCGTAGGTGGCCTTGATGACGCCGGTCTTGCCCACGTCAGCCATCACCTCGAAGGCAGTCTCGGAGGCGATCCAAGACAGGCCGTTCTTGGCTGCGGTCGCGGCAACCTTCTCGTAGTAGGTGTCGATGGACACGTACTTGTATCGGCCATGAGGGTTCATGGCAGACTTACCCAGGCTGCCCACCTGTTCGCGTGTGGCGATGATCGCCTTGATTGTCTCAGGTTTCATTCGTCTCTCCTTTAGTGCGCCCAACCTATCACTCTTCGATGAGCGATGCAAGGTCCGGAGGCGTCCATCCTTCAGGTTTCAAGATTTTTCCATCGGCGCGCTTTTTCACAAAGCCCGTCTCAGGATCAACCTTTGCCATATTAGACCGGATCACCTCCTTCCAACCTTCATCCATCGGAAGCCCGGCAGAGTGTCCTGCCCCAATGCACACAACGATGATGTCGAGGAGTGCGTCGAAGACTTCAGTCTTGTCGCCAAGCAAGGCGGCGGCAACAAGCTCTTCGGTCTCCTCCTCGATCAGCTTCAGGTAGAGGTGAAACTGATCGTCGTTCCTCACGCCAACGGTCTGACCGCAGGCCAGCATGAACGCGGCTTGATCTGCAAAGACGCTCACGACTCTCTCCTCTTCAGCTTGCCCAACATGATCTCAGCGCCGGGACCCATGACGATCTTCTCCACCGACAGGACGTAGCCGACGAGAAGGTTATCGAGTTCGTTCATCTCGCTCGCAGGCAGGGTGAAGGACCACCGATCCCCAATGCGAGACGCAAACTTCTTGAACTCTGCCTCGTTGAAATCCGCAAAGCAGTGGGCTGTCTTGTGTTCGCTCATCCTTCTTCCTTTCGTGTTGGGGCAGGAGTTTCCACCGCCCTCATCGCCTTCATCACAGACCTGTAGTCGGCCATCGCCTTCTCTGCCGCCGCCTCAAGCTGCACTCGTGCTGCCTCAAAGCCAGCGCGCCAGCCCTCAGCAAAGTCGATAGTGATGCGCTCGTTCTTCATCGGCACTCCCCAGGGTTTCGCACAGGGCCTGTCGCACTTGGCGTTGTCGCCATGCGGATCGCACTCGCAGTGATAGACGCCTTCACTCACGGTTCTTCCCTCACGAATCTCGCAAGGTGGTTGAGGTCAACGATCATCAACTCAACTTGCGACATGATGTACACGTTGTCCTTCACATGAGCCTCGTCGGCCAAAGCTCTCAGCGCGCTCTTGGCTTCATCGAACATGCGGAACAGCCGCTCATGCTCATTCATTGTCCGGCCTCCTCAGCGCATCGAGCGCCGTCTGAATTGCCATCTCGTGCCGATCACCATCAGGGCTGACGATGGTGTCGTAGTCCCCTGAGTGAGCGATCTTCTCCAGTGCTGCCCGAAGGCGAGCGACTTCCTTCTCGGCCTCGGCAACGGCCTTCAGTTGGAAGATGCCCTTCGACACTTCGACAAGGATGTTCTCCTTGATCTTTGGGGCAGAACCCCGAGCGACGTGGGCGCTTCGTTCGGCGGCGCTGTTGCTTTGGTCGGTCAAGCTCCCTCTCCCTTCAGAGCTTCACGCGCAATCAAGACAGCCATCTCATGCCCATCTCGGCAGTAGCCAATGTCCTTGCCCGGCATGCCGATCCGACGAAGGGCATAGGACTGCTCCATGTTCGTCCCAGACAGATGCAGGGTCTTCTCGATCCAGTCCACGATGTCCAGTTGCGCCTTGCTGAGATCACGGGAGAGACGGGCGCACACCTGACGCAGCAGTTCGATTTCATTAGCTGCCTGAGAGACAATCAGGGCTTCGTCAGTAGCGCCAAGGTCATTAGCATCCTCAGCGCATGACCGGAGTCGATCTACGATATCCTCAGCCATTGCTACTGCCCCTCAGCCCCAGGCCAAGCGCCGCCGACATGCAGCAGCGCAAGCTTTGCCTTCTCAATCCACCAGAGAATGTCGCCGCCGTCTGGTTCGCTGCTGGCGAAATACGGCGACTCGTCTTGGTTCATGCCGATGATGATGCACATCTTGAGATCGGCCTTCATGGCTTGCTCAAGGATGCGCTCCACCGGGACAGGAAGGGTTGAGATCACGGGCAGGATGACCACGTTGTCGTCAGGCATAGCCGCTCCTTTTCAGAGCCCTGATCGCCGCCATCATCTCTTCATCGCGGTTCATGATCTCATGAAACGTGAGGCCGTCTTCACTCACGGGTCTGTCTGCAATGACTTCCCATGCTTCATCGAGCGCAAGGATGCGTGCGTTCAGGATCATCTTACTGATGGCGGTCGCCTGCTCGGCGTTCACCACCATGCCGGTGGCCGCGTAAATCTCGTCAGCCCATTGCTCTGCGTTCATCACCAGAACCCCAGCATGACACCGCTGCCGTGGATGATCCCGACCGGGAAGACGAACGTCCCAACGATCAGCATCGCGGCCCAGTTCGTCGCAACGCACACCCACACATGCACGAGCATCGCAAGCGCGCACCAGAGGAAGGCCAGCGCACCAATGATATCGCTCACTTGCCGGTCTCCTTCTTGGCAAACTTCTTCATGCGGACTCGCCATGCGTGACGAGCGCGCTCTCGCGCTGCCTCAAGCGCCTCGGCGCTCTTGTACCAATGGTGCTTGACCGGAGTATTCTTGGTCAGAGGAGGCAGCAGTCCTTCCTCAACCATCGTGGCGCGACGCAGACCAACGATCTTGCGAGACAGACCAACCTGAAGGGCGATGTCGTTCACAGGGCGACCACGAAGAAGCATGTCGTCAACGACCTCCATCTTGGTCGGCTTGCGACGCTTGGCCTCGGTCTTCTCCTTAGAACCCAGCCACCAGGGTTCTTCGTTTTCGCTCTTCACCCCAAGGAGGGAAGACAGCGCGTCCTCATCCACGACATAGACGTTGCCGTTCTCATGCAGGACAAGGAACTCTCCTGCCTTTGCGCGAACGTCGTTGTTCAACTTCAACATGCTCTTAATCACTGGTCTCTCCTATTCAGCCGGGACCGTTCGTCCCATTCGTTCTGCCCGTCCAAAAAACTTGGCATCCGCCAGGGCAAGGCGTTTGCCAACGTAATCTCCACCGGCTGCGTGATGCTTTGCCTCAGCAAGAGCCAAGGCGCGCATGGCGCGCTGGTTCTTTCCCTCTGACGCCGCCTGTCTCGCATAGTCAGCGAGCTTCGTTGACGTGAGAAAAAGACAGAGTTGTTTGTCCCTCATGCCACCTTCCCGGAGACTTGGATCATCGGGCAGGCCCAGTGGGGAAGCTTGATGACGAGCCAGCCGTCCTCAATCGACCAGGGCACATCCTGTGCCGGCTTGTTCTCTCTGAGATTCACATCATCGAAGGGGACGGCGATGCTGCATCCACCGGACCTCCAAGCTGCGTGCCTGCATTCATGAGCAAGCGCGTCCTCCGGAGCCATGCGAATCCGGAGCTTGCCTGCAAGCCTGTTGCGCTCAACGATCACCTTGCTGTTGTCCGTCGCGCCGAGTGCGATTTCGGCGGCGACCTTCTTGGTCAGGGAGATTGCGAGAGCCCGGCTCTTCCTGCCGTTTGGCACGCGCCAAGCGACGGTCACTCCGTTGCTTCTGCTGGCTGATGTCTCAATCCGTTCCCAAGTCATGCTGCCCTACCGCGAATGGAGTTACGAACTTGCTTTCTGAAGTTGAGGGCTGCTCGTCTGTCTGATGGGCTTCCTGAAACACCCATGCTCAGGACCTTCCCATCAACGACATAGAGTAGCTTGTGATGCTTCTTGCCGAACTCGATCTGCCAGGGGATGCCAGCGTCATCGAGGTCTTGAATGGCAAGGGCGATGTGTTCCCTCACTTGCTTGGTGAGCTTCATTGAAAGAGCCACCGTAGGAGAAGGCCAGCGGCTAGCGTTCCAAAGAAGCCAGCACAGAAGACCATTCCCAACGCGGCGAGTATGGCAGGCCAGTCATGCCTTGAGCTTCTTGTATTGGTCGCACCATTGCGCGACCTGACAGTAGCTATCGCAGCGCGTGTTCTCTCCAGGGCGCTCTTCAATGTAGCCCTTATTCTCTCTCGCATATTCTTCGGCCTCTTCTCTCTCGTGCGTGTTGAACAACCTCAGCGCCCGGACGCGGCCTTCTTTCATCACGGCCAGCTTACCGGGTCTGAACCAACGTTCTTCGTCGGTGCATTCAGGCATGGGCTCACCCCAATCGAAGCGGCGTTCCGCATCCTGATGGAGCTTCATGCGTTCAGTGACGTATCGCTCGCGTTCAGCGAACGACCAGAGTGTTTGGGGCAGAACAACAAGAGGAACGGCAGGGTAGCTCTCGCGCCGCTCGGCCTCGTGCTTGCTCCAGTCTCGGACCACAGCGTTGATCGTCAGACCAACCACGGTCCATCCACGAAGCTTCTCGACTAGGTAGGCATAGCAATTAAGCTGACGCTCCCAGTCGGGCTTGGGATTCATGACGGCCCATGCCGTCGTCATCTTGTAGTCGGAGATGGCAACCTGACGTTCGCCATCGGCGCCCGTCCCAAGGATTTGGAGATCAATGCCGCCGCTCAGGCGCCAGCCTGCAACCTGTGTGAAGAGACGTTCCTCTGCGACGTGCTGCTCGTCAGCGCCCTGCTCCACGACATAGTGGAGAGCGCGACCCAGCAGCGGCCACAGGATTTCCGAAACGTCCGTGACGATCATGTTTTTGTTGGTCATCTCGCTCCGAAGGATTCGGATACGAGGCGAGCCGATAAGCTCGGTCACGGAGATGTTCGCATTGCCCCGGCTATAGGTGTCTCGCAGTGCGAGATTGACCAGGGTCTGCGGTAGGTTGTGCTTGTTGGTGATGTTCGCCATGCATCCTAAGATACATATATTCTGCCCCAGATCAACTGGGAATCATCGACTTGCCGATAAAAAAGTTGAGCAATCGGTGCGCTTGATCGGCCACAATATGTTGTGCATGATTGGGCCATGAAGCCCGTGCATCTTGTGGTCTATGGCGAGCCAGCCAGTAAGGCCAACAGTCGGAAGCTTGTGCTGTTCGGCAACCGGCCTGCCTCCATCAAGTCGGACAAGGCTCGCGGTTACGCCCGTGACTTTCTGTTACAGGTGAGGCCGCTCGATCCCCTACTTGAGGGCGAGCTACGGATGGACCTGTGGATTTACTATGCCAGCCAGCGCCCCGATTTAGACGAGAGTCTTATCCTCGATCTGCTTCAGGAGAAGGTCTACAAGAACGACCGTCAGGTGCGAGAGCGCCATGTCTATCACTGCATAGACAAGGCCAACCCCCGGATTGAGGTCATCATCCAGCACCGCGATCCCCTGTTCGCTGTGGCAGAACTTCAAAGGCTGAAGGGGAAGTAGGCCAAACGAAAAGCGACCCGTACACCGTGGGGTGCAGAGGGGTCGCCCGTAATGGCTGCATCGTACGCCGCTGGGGGAAGTAGGCCAAGGCTCACGCATTACCTTGGCTGTCTGGGATTACGAGGCGTGGGGGAAGATAGCCTACCCAGACTGAGCGGGTCAGTTGGTCCCGGAGCAAAGGCAACATAGTGTGCATCGAAGCCCGGAGCAACACAAAACTTTGCGGCTAACGGTGAGGCTAACCGTTGTCAGAAATTGTAGACCTCATCGAAACCCTTCAGCCACAGCTTGTCGTCCTGCGTCTCGCCCTGGGTTTCTGAGAACAGACCGGTCGCCTTGTCATAGTAGAGATTGGCTTCACCAAGCTGCCCCTGCCAGGAGAACCGGCACTTCCAAACATGGAAGATGGTCTGATCCATCTTGCGCTGGATGGTAAGGCCGAAGTCCGCACGATTGTAGTAGTGGGCAGAACCAGAGATGGAGTAGCCGGTCGGAACCCAGTCAGCCGTAACATTCATGGGCTTGGCAGGGTGGGCGATCAAGAAGAAGGTAACTTCTGCCCGTGCTGCGAACGTCTTAAACTGGGACAGCATCTCGTTAACACTTTCCGTATCAACGCCGCCGTCTTTTTTCTGACTGAGCTTGATGAAGTTCACGGGGTCAACGACTACGGCCTTCACACCATCCCGGCGAACCGCGGCCTCGAACCGTTCGATCAAGCTCTCGACCGTGGGCATGACGCCTTCGTTGGTGAGGAAGGTCAGATGCTCATTCACCCAGCCAAGGGCTTCAAGCATCTCGTCCTCAGTCATCCGGGGCGTCGGCCCATCTCCGAAGGGCTTCCCTGCCCGGAGAGAGATGAGCTTGGCAAGGTGCAGTTCGGGCGGGTTCTCAAAGCTGGCATAGGCGACACGCCAGTTATAGCGAGCCATCGCGCTGACCAGCATGTTGTCGATGATCTGGGATTTACCTGAGCCGGGCGTGCCCGTGACGATGACGAGGCTGCCAGGGTTCAGCGTGAACAGTTCATCCACGTTAGACCAGCCGGTGCTGGCGCCACGGGGCAGGCCCTCTCGATACAGGGTCTGCACCTTGTCCATGAAGTCAGCCGGTGAGGCCAAGCCTTCGACCGGCCAGCGTGCTGCATCAGCCTTGCACTTGGCAAGCGCGTCCTTGCCTGCCTTCAGCAGAACGTCATTGGCGTCCTTGCTGCCATGAGGGAAGGAGACGCGCCAGCACTTGAGCTTGCCGATACGGCGAGCCAGTTCCTGAGCGGTGGTCTCGCCCGGCCCGTCCATGTCCACAGCCAGGAAGACGTTGGGCGCTGCCTTGATCAGTTCGTCATGATGCGACAGCCATTTCAGACGGGCAGTATCGTCGGCGGCGCCTTCGGACAGAGCCCCGGACGGGATGGACAGGGCAGGGATGCCTGCCTCCCAGAAGGACAGGGCGTCGATCTCACCTTCGGTGATGACGATATCCTGCCCCGGCTCAAGCTTGTCGGCCAGGAACAGGGTCTGTGCGCTGCCGTCCTGGGTAAACTCTTTGGTGGAGATGGACCGCCACTTGATTGCCGTCACCCTGCCTTGATGCCGGTAGGGGAATCCGATGGCGTCCAACTCGGTCGCGGACTTCTTGAAGAACCTAGTCCCTGAGCAAACGCCGAGAGACTTAGCTGTCTCCTCGGAGATGCCCCGTTCCTTCAGGTAGTCGAGGCCGCCGAAGTCTACCTCTTCGGCTGAGTAGGTCTTGATGGGAACAACTGTGGTCACCTTACCGCCTCTTCCCATCGAACCGTTGACGCCGCAGTGGTGGCAATTCCAGAGAATGCCTGCCGCATCCTGCTTGATGGAGAGAGTAGGATCATTCTTGGTTTTCCTGTCCGGTCCACAGGCAGGGCAGGCTACCCGAGTCTGTCCATCCTTAGCCTTTGCCAGGATGTATTCTTTTTCAATGGCTTGCATCTTCTTCCCCCGAAGGACGATCAGCCTACACCAAGAGCTACACCAAGACAAGATGTTTTAGATGGCTAAGACTACACTAGATATAGCTACAAGCTAACCTAAGAGACGCAACATATCGTTGGAGCGATATGTTGCGGCATAGCTTGCAGCCTAAGCTACCAGCCTATGACTGTGTGCCTGTACCTACCTGTTCTGCTGGGTTGAGGTAGCTTGAGGACAAAGTTCCCCCTTTGCAGGGGGAAACCTGTTCCGCCGGTTCCGTCTATCGGTAAGCCGTCGTCAATCTGCATCGTGCCTTTATCAGCCGGGGACATCCTGTGAGGGCGGCATCAGCACGGAGTTCTGCCTTGCGGCAATGTCGGTCAACGCGAGGCCATGCAGACAACCATCGCGCTTCGTTCGGGACTTTCACCCGCCTTTCCACCGGACATACTTCCGGCTTCATTGTAGTGCGCCATGCCCTTGGCTATCGCGTTGCCTGCCCGGTCCCTATGGCCGACAGGTCGCCCCACACAGGGTGGGTGGCTATGAAAGCCCTTGACGCAGCCGGGTATGGTGGGGGATAGACGCACATAGGCGCTTGTCGCCCACCCTGGTGCTGTCAGGGTGCATTTGAGGGGGCTGCCTGCCAGGGCGGCCCCTTCTGCTTTTGTATAGCCATCACGCCCGACCGGACGCAAGCCCTTTGATCGGGAGCCGTGCGGCCAGGGGTTGCGCAATTAGCCCCCTGTATTTGCGCAATCGCTTTATGCCAGGGCGAAAAGCGCCAGCACCGCAGCGCACAGGGTCACGGTCAGCGCCAGCGTGATCTTGTCCACGGTGAAGGTGGACCGGCGTTCGTAAAGCTGGCGGCTGGTGATGGCCTTGCCATCGAGGAAGCTGAGGTTGATGAGCTTGTCTTTCTTGCGGGTCCAGACGCCGCTGCTGCCCTCGACATACTGAAAGTTATTTTCAGCCAGCCAGACAGCCGCCTGTCTGGGGCTGGTGAAGGCGGCGACAGGGTTGCCCTGTAGGTCGTCCAACTCAATGAACAGGTCGTTATGCGGTGCGTTCTGCGTCAGCCGGTGCTTGATCTGCACCTCAACCGCGTCGGTTCCAATCATCATTGTCTGTCTCTCCCTAGTGTTGGGTTTGTCTGGATTCGGATGTCCATGTTCTGCCAGGACCAACACTCGCCCGTGTCATCCTGAAAGCATACCCAGATGAGGTGATGCTCCTGGCTGTAGTCGATGAGGACGTGCGCCCATGCCTTCCCCTTCGGCGTGATGACTGGGATCGGAGGGTCCAGGCGCAACATGCTCATGCCGCTTCACCCTGCTGAGAATTACGGAAGGCCCGGATCAAAGCCTCTGCCAGTTGCAAGGCAAGGTCGGGCGCCAGCACAACGCGCCGGTCGTCCTCGTACTTTTCCCCATGCAGGGCCACGACGATCTCGCCATCCCGGACGTAGGCGAATACCTCTTTCATCGGGGGCAGAAGGGCGCTCATTGGTCGTCCCCCTTGAGTTTGGCGCGAGCCTCGTAGTCTCGTCGCCACTTCACCAGCAGGCTGCTATCGGGAACATCATCGTCGTCCACATCGCCGGGTCGGCCATACTCCCAGCCCCAATACGAACGACACGCAGTGTCTGCTATCAGCAGGGCATTCCTCAGCCGGTCACGTTCGGCACACAAGGCCGCATATTCTTCGTTCGGGATCACGACGCCGCCTTGAAGCGCGCGACCCTGTGATGCGCTGTAGTTTTTCCAATGGTCGCGCTCGGCTCGCAGCCGCTCGATCTCGTCGGCAGCTTCCTCGTGGAGAAAATCTGCGTTGATCAGCCGCAGTCGGTCCACGATATCAGTCACGGTCTGATTCCTTGAGTGCGATGCGCGCGATGTTCTGCAACTCTCCGGAAAAGCTGGCCCACTTCATCGCGTATATCTGCATCGGCCAGTCTGGGCCTTCTCCGTTGTCGTCTAGCGGTATCTGTGGGCCACCCTCAGCGATCTCCCGGAGCGCATTCCTCAGTCGCTCGATCTCGTTAGCGGCTTCTTGGATTAAGTCGTCTGCATTGGCTTCAGCGCCACTCATCCCCCCACCGTACGGCTCCCACCAACGACGCAGCCGGGGCACGATATCGGTCATTGCACGCTGCCCCTGGCCTTGGCTTCCATCGCCTCGGCCATTGCTTCCTGTTCCTGCTCCTCCACCAAGTCTTGATGCATCACGCGGATGCCCTTGATAGCTGTCTCAATCGCGTCCTTGTGCTGCCCCGGACGCGAATGCTTGAAGCTCAATTCAGTCAGCGCCAGGGATACGGCGGCGATGAGGATACGGGGCTCGGCCTTGTTCTTGATCGCCATGAACTCGGCAAAGTCTTCGATGGCCTCGGTCATATGGCGCACGAGGCCAATGGTGTTCTCGTCTATGTCGCTCATGTCGTCCCCCCAACTCACTGAATTGCGCCCTGCTTGCGTGCCTCGTCTGCCTCGGCAGCGGCCTGCCTACGGATGTTCTCCTTCATGTCCTCATGAACGGCACGGATGCCCTCGATCAAACGCTCCAGGGAATCGGCTTCGTGCCCCGTCTTTGTGTATTCGGCGTTCAGTTTCCCAACCGCCAGGACAAGAGCCGCCAGCATGGTCGAGGGCTTGGCGTCATGGGCCAAAGCCATAGCGACGGCCATGTCTGCCAGCATCTCGCCCATTGAGATGATAAGGTCCACGTTATCTTCGTCGTCCATTGTGTCTCTCCCTTGTCTTTTATGGTGTGAGGATTAGCACGAATGCCAGCACCATTGCCAGCACAAAGCACACATTCGTAAGGTGTTCAGCGCGCATCAGTATTCCTCCGGGAGCAGGATGGTGGTGCTGCTACGGTCGGCCTCGGTGATGATCCACAGATCACAACGCTCGTCGGCCTTGGCTCGCACGCGGAAGGCAGAGAACACGCGGCTGCCTCCTTCCATTGCGGCACGGAGGTTGGCCGCTGCGTCCTCCTCGTCCATGTCGGTCCAGTCCAGGGCAAGATGCCGCTCCAGGGCGCGCTTCACCTCCCAGGGCTTGAACCTTTCCACGACGCCGGGCGTGACGAGGATCGGCCCCTCCTCCACCTCGGCGGCGAACTCATTCCGGGCTGGTGCTTTCAGCATGGGGTTGCTCCTCAAACTCTGGCGTTTCGGGCAGCACTAAGGGCAAGGTCGGCCATCGCCTCGACGGCCTCACTGAAGGTGAGGTCTTTGTTCTGCCGCTGGTTGGGGAAGTCCCCGATCAGGATCAGGGCAGCGAGCAGGCGATTGCTTTGCCATTTCCAGTCCTCCACCTCCTTCTCCAAATCCTCAGCCTTGAGTTTGTAGTATTCGGACAGAGGCTCCATGTTTCCAGACATGACGTTTCCTTTCCAGACAGAAGGCCGGGCCTTCCCTATGCGCCACCCCGGAGGGTGGCGCGGATGGGAGGGTCTGTCCTTTACTTGCGGCGCCCCTTGCCGCGACCGGGCCAAAGCTGAACCAAGCGCAAGTCGGCGGGTTCTGCCCTTCGGTGGATGAGGTTCCAGTCACTGAGCTTATCGGCGGCGCGCGTCACGGCAGGCTTCGGCACGTTCATGACGTGAGCGATGGCACCAACGGTGCAGCCGGGGTTGTGTTCGATCATTCGCAGGATCGCGGCCTGCCTGCATGTCAGTTGGTCGGCGTGCGCCCATCGCATGAGGGGCAGAACGTCCTCCGGTACGGTGATCTTGATGGACTGCTCAATGGCAGGCTTGGTCATAGTTCTATCCTTTCGGTCTGTTGTGGGTGCAGTCTATCGGTGCGCTGGTGCGTGTCAATGGTTATCCGTTGCTGGTGCGACAAGGGTGTTGCTCACAAGCATGTCATTGGCAGGCGGCTTCGGCTTGTTGCCCTTGGCCCTGGCGACCAGGGCATTGATGCCTGCCGCCTCGGCAGGGGTAGGGGTAGGGGCGCCGTCCATGAGGGTGGCGACAGGCACGCCGTCCATGTCCTTCATCTTCACGGTCGGGCGGTAGGTTTCCTGCCCGGAGCGGATGCAATCCAGAAGGTAGGCGGTGATGGTATCGGTTGCGGCCTTGGCATTGGGCGCCTCGACGCATAGCCCCTGGCGCTTGCGCGTCCCGTCCTGGGCGATGGCGGCTTGCTGCTCGGCCAGGGTGGTGCGCGAGGGCTGGCTAATGTTGTCGAGGGGGCAGAAGAAAAGCATGGTCTAGTATCCTTTGCGTCGTCTGATTGTTCCGGAAGGAAGGGGCGTTAGCCCCCTCCCCTTATTCCAGACCGGGGCAACCCTGCTTGATGAGGGATGCCAGCACGTAGTCGAAAGCCTTCATAGGATCGACGCCGCATTCGCTGGCGACGTTCTTGTTGGCGGGCAGCGTGTAGGTGCCGGGCGGCATCTCCAATTCCCCGAAGTCCGACGCATAGCCCTGTCCATATTCAGTGGCCTTGCGGAAATCCGGATGGATGGAGGCGATGGCGAAAGACAGGCGCCGCAGGGCAGAGGGATGACCCAGGCCAAAGGCCATGCGAGCGAGGTCCATCCCATCCTCGGCTGCCTTGAGGCGGGCGAACATATCCGCGACGTATCCCTTCTGCCCCCCGGTATCGCTGGAGCATCGCCGCCCGGCGATAACCTCCACCCGATAGCCTGCGTCCTCCAGCCGGTCGCAGATGGCAGCAGCAGCCACGGCGCTGCACTCAAAGACCTTTGAGTTAACGTGCGCCGGGGTGGACCAGTTGGCGATCAGGGTGATGATGGGCTGTCTGTTACTCGCCGCCGTGCCGACAGTCCGCATATGCATGGGGTCGCCCGACAGGTATCGGGGTACGCTCGGCACCGCCCCGGCCACGCTCCACTTGACCAGTGCCTTGCGGACGGGGCGCGCCGTCTTGATCTTGTCCAGCAGGGGTCGGGCGCGCTCGGCGCCTTCCTCCCATCCGTCTCGGGCGTATTTCAGCGCCTCGACCATGTTCCTCGTGCCGCAGAACTCTTTGCTGCCCGACCATGCCGACCCGCAGTGCCGGTCCCCGCGAGGATCATTCGGGGGCACGTAGTCCATCAGTTCTGCCATCGTGTCGAAGTGAATGGACGCGATGCTTTTCGCTGCCTTGTGGAAGGCAGGGAGGTAGGGCGCAAATTGCGCCCGGTTTGGGTCGGTCGGGAGGGATCGAAGGTCACGCATGTCTGTCATTCCGCTGCGAGGATCACGCGCGCCGCCTGGGCACGTCGCGTCACGTTGTCGGGGATATCCGCGAGAATGCGGTTGCGCTGCTCGGCATCCAGGCCCTTCCAGATTGCCCCCTCAGCCACGAGATCGAAGGGCAGGCCAACCCGTCGCAGGGCAGCGCCGCCCATGCTGGCGCGAGGGCTGATGATGTGGCGGATTTTGTGCTTCCAGGCAGAGGCACGCGCCGCCTGGACGTAGGCCACCCATGCATCGTCACCGGCAAGGGCGCGCTCCAGCACCTCATCATAATCCCAGTTCAGGGTAACGGTGCGGTCAGTGGTCGCGCCGTCCAGTTGGTTCGCGCCGACGTAGAGGCGGTCAGCGCCGCGTCCGTAGGTGTTGGCTGCCACCAGGGGGACGAAGTCCGCATGGCGCCGCACCGGCTCAACCCGGTCGGGGAAGGTCATGAACCCATTCGCGAGGGCAGAATTGAGCGCCAGCGGAACGCTAGGGTCCGACCGATCCAGTTCGTCCATGAGATACAGACCGCCATGCTCGAACGCTTGGCGGAACGCGGTGGAATGATACTTACCGGGGCCATCTTCATACCCGGTCAACTTGTGTTCGCCGGTCAAGGCGCCGTCTGAATAGAAAGGCAGGCCAAGCGCAACCGCCACTTGCTCGCAGGCTTTGGTCTTGCCGCCACCAGCCGGGCCGACCACCATTGGCATCTGTCCACCCGGCTCGCGGCTTGCGACAGTCATCGCCACCAGGGTGTCAAACATGCAATGCCTCGGGGCAGCAGGCATTTCCTTGATGCGCCCGGCCACCTCAATCCGCAGGACACGGGGCGCGCCGTTGACGATGGAGCGCGCTTCTTCCAGTAGATCGGCAAGGTCCGTCCGGGCCTTGTCGGCGGCGTCGTTCACGGCGGCGGTGACAGTGTCGCCCATGCGGCGGCTGACAATCTCCACCACCGCGTTTTCATCCAGCGGCTGCGTCTCGGGCGCCAGGATATCGGCCAGGGCCTTAAGCTTGCGCTCGTAATCGGATGTCATCGTTTGGTTCTCCTCGGTTTTGATGGGTGACGGGTCGAAGGTTGCGGGAGGGGCGAACGGCGGGGCAGGCGCCGGGGTAGGGGTAGGGGTGCCATCCTTCAGTGCTGCCAGGGTGGCGCCGGTCAGGTCATGCCATGCGGCAGTCATCTGCCCGAGACTGAACAGCACCGCCCTTTCAGAGGGGATACCGGACGCGGTTAGCCAGTAGCGGACCAACGCCCGGTTGGCGCTGGTGACCGGCACGCCGGACCCCCGGATGGGGGCGCCCTTGCTTACCGCCCATCGCTCGGCGGCTTCGGAGGTCACAAACTTGGATTTACGGGGCATCTCCATGCTCCTCTGGGGTTGAAAGTGTCGGCGCCTCTGGCGTCCGGGAAACCCGCCGCACAAGGCAGCGGGAAGCCGGGGCGTCAGTCTGGGAAAGCCTCGGCATAAATCTCATCAAACAGGGGGGAGGATGTATGGTCCCAAACTATTTCGGACCCATCGTCGTTATTCGCCCACAGAAGGTGGAAAGCCCCCGGCGTTTTCCCGTTGGTGCCCCAAACTTGCAGCACGTTTTCCTCTGTGGAGCCTAGCACTGCCAGGATCAGTGCTTCTTCTCGGGAGGGTTGGGGCAGCATATCCTCCCCGCCGTCGTTCACTTGGATGGACAAGCCCCGGCTTATGATAGCCCGCACTAGACGGGACGCGGCGGCATGTTCCCCGCTGGTGATGTAGCCGCAGCCAGGGGCAAACTTGATCAAGGGTTGCATGTTGTCTCTCCGATCAGATGATTGCGACCAATTCACTGGGGGGCAGAATCAAAGATGCGTGCGGATAATCCCAGGGCTTGTAGGCGCATCGCAGTATTAGGTTCCCCATGCTGTTGTCGCCGATATCGATGACATGCAGGGGCGGTAGGTGCCCATTGTGCAGGATATCGCCCTCTTTGATCATGTCGGCGCGCTTGTGTCGCATTGTGTGTCTCCGTGCGGTGCATCCGCGACCATCGCCCGGCTTGCGCCGGGCTAGGTTTCGGCCCCTGCCAGGGCCTCTTCAGGCGGCGCCGTAGCATCCCACAATGCGGGCGATGCGCTTGCGCGATGCTTCCGTGATATGTTCCGGAATGTGCAGGCTGTAGCTGGTGACGGCGCCGGTCGCGTAATCATGCTCGGCTTCGTAGAAAGTGAACCAACGGGGCCGGTGCAGGGGGTAGCTGTCGGCCTCGACGTGGCACCCCCGGTGCCAGCGCAATTCGTCCATTGCCTCCCGGAACGTCAAACCCTCGGCGTGCATGCCGCAATCTGCTAGATCGCCATCCTCGGCGCTTTCCGGCGTGACGATATCGTACGTGATGCTAAAGCCCTTCATTTTCTCTCTCCGTTGTCTGATTGTTCCCAGCGCAACCGCCCCCGGCGGATTACGCGGCCCGCTTGATCGCAGGCATTAGACCCGCCCGGCGCTTTTCGGCGTTTGCCGCAATGTCATGGCGGGGGATGACGATAGAAGCCTTACCCTTGCCAGCGGACCCGCTGCACAGAAGGCACTTGTCGCAAGTTGTGCGCTTGCCTGCCTCATAGCTGGCCGGGCAAAGGCCTTCCCCCGTCATCTTGGCCCATCCCACAGGCTCAGAAACCCGGAAGGTACGCCAGCCCATAGCTTGCGCTTCCTCGGCATCTTGCAGGCTATCGGCGGAAGCCATTGCATAGGCTGCAAGGTACGCGAAACGCGGATCACGCCATTGGTGAGTGTATCCGGTGCGGCCCGCCGCCCGGCTTAGAATTGCGTGCCATACTTCCGCAGGGATTGCGGCGGGGTCGCCATAGGCTCCCATCCGGACGAAACGCCCGGCAAAGATGGCAGGAAGATCAGCAAGCGAGGCCTCGGCGTAAACGCCTCGCTCATAGGCTTTCCACACAATGGTGACGCCTTGGCCGAGATTGACGTAGCAACGGCGCGAGCCTTCAACCCGCAACCCGTCGCGATAGGTTCCCCGCAGCGGGCAGTTGCCGCAGATTGAGATATCCGCCCCGGTGCGCGAGGCCTCGACCGGGTTGATATCGGCCCGGATGATATAGACCTGAATTAGACCGGCGCCGGTTTTTTCGTTCCTCGCGCCGTCAAACCCGGTCGCGATTGCCACAATCGGCGCGCCGTCAATCATGGACGGCCCCTTGTAGATGATCATGCGCTTTCCCTCCGTAACAGTAGCCTGCCACCCTTTGCAGCAAGCTACCGTTGCGGGCGGGGCCGAAACCCCGCCGCAGGGATTGCCGGGCCGAAACCCGACAATGTCATGACAAGCGCAACGCTTTTTGTGCGTTGGCTTTCTCGCAACACGCCGCCCCGTGAGAGGCATTGCAATGGATGGCCCTAGGTCTAGGTCGCGCTGCGGGGTGGAATCCGGCGCGATGCGTCGCAATGAGAGGCAGGGAAGGGCCAGCCGCTTGCGCTTATCGGAATTACGCCGGGGATGAACCCGGCACCGTGGCGTCTAGTGCGGCGTGTTGCTTGCATAGTGGAACCGGCGTTCCGGGCGACCCGCACCGGGAGGAATGCTATCCCCTCCGGATGATTGCGACCGGTTCCTAGCCCCGCCTTCCTACCTCTCTCACAGGCCCGGAAGCTTTCACTCATAGGCCAATCGGTTGCCGATACTTCTATCGGGCGGGCTGGCCTGCTGACTGTATGGGAGAGATTGAGAGAGCGGGTGGCGCCCGGTGCAACCCGGTGCCGAAAATCCGTTTAAAGATGCGTCTCATGCGATGCAATGGTGTTTTCAGACATGTCTGATATTTTTTTATTAAGATGCGTTCATGCGTTTCGGTATAGATTTGTTTTAAAGTGTCAAGCCGGTCTGATATGGTGACGGGGCCGCATGGTGCGGCTGGACCTGGGCCGATAGCGGTTCCCGGTTTGTTCCTCGAGCAAGCGCCGCAAGGCGCCTAGGGGTGGCAGTGTCTCACAAGGCAGAGGAAGGCAAGAAAGGGAAGCGCCAGCGAAAGGCCCCCAAGCTTTCCGTTGTGGCAGAATCCAACAAGGTGATCCCCCTGATCAGGGGACAAGGCAAAAGCGTGGATGGGCTCACCAGTAAGCAAGAATCGTTCGCGACCCATGTAGCCAATGGCGAAACACTCGCAGCCAGCTACCGGGCCGCATATGACGCCGAAAGCATGTCCCCCGCCGCCATCCACAATGAAGCCAGCAAGCTTATGGACCACCCTGGCATCGCCATGAGAGTCAATGCCCTACTGAGGCAAAGGCAGGCAGCGGAATCGCATGATGCGGGGCGAATCCGCAGGCATGTTATCGAACGCTTGCACTTGGAGAGTATCAACGAAGATAGCCCGCCCGCCGCCAGGGTCCGTGCTTTGGAATTGCTCGGCAAGCTTGACGTTGTCGGCGCGTTCCGGGAGCGGGTTGCTACGGAGCAAGCGGAAGCCGCACCGGCCGATCTAGCTGCGACGTTGGAAGCCAAGCTTAAGGCAATGCTGGCAAAGGCTGGCTAGGCTTGGCGGTCTAGAACGGGAGGCAAGGCAGGGAAGGGGAAGGCGGGACGGGACCAAAAGGATGTCGCGCGTGACCCCACCCAGCCGGGGGCACCCCTGACGGCGTCGCGCGCCCGCCCGCCCTATACATACTATTCCCCATCAACGCTCTCATAACCTTTGATACCCCCCCTCCCCCTTCATTTCCCCACCCCTTCCCAGCCATTCTCTCCCCAGGAACCCACCCCCTTCTCTTTTTGGGTCCCATCCGTAGGCCGGGGGTACTGCAAAAACGGCTGATTTCCCCTTATGGTTGGCTTTTGCCGGGGTTTTGACCCATTTCTGGCTCACTCATTCTACCTAGGATGGCGTCCGCTCCTTGGTTCTGGGGCAGAATTGCGCTTAGTCGCGTCTTTGGATATGCTTTGTTCCGAAGGTTGGGGAGCCTGTGATGGAGTTGCCTGAGACTTGGACTCTGATTGCAGAGTCTCAGTACACTGGCGTGTATGGGACGGGTTATGCCCGCTGGACTTCGGTTCCTGGCGCTATCATGACGCCGGGTGAGGCCAGGAAGATGTACGATGATGGGCACATTCTGATGTCTCAGAGGCGTCTGTCGTATGGGCCGATGGGTTTGCTCATCAAGGTGAAGGGCAAGTAGGATGTCTGAGAGAAAATACCCTTCTGGCAAACTTGGCGTAACCATGAAGCAGCATTTGGTGCTGGAGTTTGTGAAGAAGTATTGTGCTGAGAAGGGTTACTCGCCATCCTATCAGGAGATTGGTGAGTCGGTTGGCATTGCGTCCAAGTCTGGTGTGAAGCGGATGATTGATGCGCTCGTTGATCGGGGGCATTTGGAACTTCTGCCGAGACGGGCGCGTTCGCTGGCTGTGATTGAGAAGGCTGCTTGATGATCCCCTTGACCCTTGGGGCAGTATTTGATCGAATGGTCATGGACCCCAGTCGCCTGACGGTCCGGTCTCTCCGTGAGTGTGACTTGGCCCCCAGCGATGGGGGTCTTTTTTCGTGAACCTCGAAGACATTCTGCCCAAGATCAAGGAACTTCCGGAGTCTGAGCAGATGGAACTGCTGAGGCTTGTGGAGAAGCTGGAGCAGGCCAAGGGCCGAGAGGCTTCTAGGAAGGGGTTTCTGTCGTTTGTCCGACAGATGTGGCCGGGTTTTATCGACGGCGCCCATCACAAGGTGATGGCTGAGGCGTTCGAGAAGGTTCTCTTTGGAGACTGCAAGCGGCTCATCATCAACATGCCGCCCCGGCACACGAAGTCGGAGTTTGCGTCTTTCCTCCTGCCTGCTTGGTTTATGGGGAACTTCCCGGACAAGAAGATCATCCAGGCCACCCACACTGCTGAGTTGGCAGTAAACTTCGGTCGGAAGGTCCGGAACCTTCTGGACACGGAGGACTTCCAGAAAATCTTTCCAGACGTAGAGCTTCAGTCGGACTCCAAGGCGTCCGGTCGCTGGGCGACCAACAAGGGCGGCGAGTACTTTGCCGTGGGTGTTGGCGGTGCGATTGCCGGTAAGGGTGCGGACCTGTTCATCATTGATGACCCGCACACTGAGCAAGAGGCGATTCTCGCCGCTCATGATCCTGCGATCTATGACAAGGCGTTCGACTGGTACACGTCCGGTCCCCGGCAGCGCCTTCAGCCGGATGCCCGCATCGTGATTGTGATGACTCGATGGGGTAAGCGAGACCTGACGGGCCGTCTAATTCAGACCTCAATGGATCGGGGCGATGGTGAGTCTGAGTGGGAGGTGATTGAGCTTCCCGCCATTCTGCCATCGGGAAACTCTCTGTGGCCGCAGTTCTGGAAGATCGAGGCGCTTCAGGCGCTGAAAGCAGAACTGCCTGCCCACAAGTGGAATGCTCAGTACCAGCAGCAGCCGACCAATGCTGAGGGAGCCATTCTCAAGAGAGAGTGGTGGAAGCGTTGGGATCGGAGCCGACCGCCTGAGTGTGAGTATATCATCATCTCGGCCGACACGGCCTTTACGAAGAACAACCGCTCGGACTACAGCGCCTTCACTGTCTGGGGCGTGTTTGACAAGGTGAATGATGCTGGAGTTGAGGGGCAGAATATTATTCTCCTCGACGCCTTCAAGGATCGTCTGGAGTTCCCGGAACTGAAGCAGCGGGCTCTGGAGGTCTATAAGGAGTGGCAGCCGGACACGATGCTGATCGAAGGCAAGGCTTCGGGCTTGCCTCTGATCCATGAGCTTCGTCAGATTGGGATTCCGGTTTCGGAGTTTACCCCGACGCGGGCTTCCGGCGACAAGATCATGCGGGCAAATAGCGTTAGCGATATGTTTGCCTCTGGTATAGTGTGGGCGCCCGAGACGCGATGGGCCGATGAGGTTATTGAGGAATGCGCCTCTTTCCCCAATGGCTCACATGATGACTTTGTTGACGCGGTGATTATGGCTCTCATGAGATACAGGCAGGGTGGTTTCGTCCGACTGCCGTCTGACTATGATGATGAGCCTGAGCTTCCGCGTCGTGCAGATTATTACTGAGGGGATTGGCCGTGGCTGTTGATAAAGCGATGAACCCGCTGGGTAATCCCTCCGACAGCGGCCTTGAGATTGAGATTCTGAATCCGGATGCTGTCTCGATTGAGACGGAAGACGGTGGCGCTCTGGTCATTCTTGGGCCTGAGCTTTCCCAAGAGATGATGCCGGGGTTCCATGACAATCTGGCTGAACACATGGACCCAAGCGACCTTGGTGCTCTCGGCCATGAACTGTTGGATGATTTTGAATCTGACAGCCGCTCCAGGGAAGATTGGGAAGACACATACAAGAAGGGCCTCGACCTCCTCGGACTGAAGATTGAAGACCGCTCTAGCCCGTGGCCGGGCGCGTGCGGCGTCTTCCATCCAATTCTCTCTGAGGCAGCAGTCCGCTTTCAGTCGCAGGCCATCATGGAGACCTTCCCCGCTGGGGGTCCCGTGAAGACCAAGATCGTCGGTCGCATCACGCCCGAGCGCGAGCGGCAGGCCAAGCGGGTCAAGGAAGACCTGAACTACATCCTGACCGAGAAGATGTCCGAGTACAGGAACGAGCATGAGCGGATGCTGTTCGCTCTTCCGTTGGCTGGGGCAGCATTCAAGAAGGTGTACTACGACCCGACCCTGGGTCGCCCGGCGTCAATCTATGTCCCGGCTGAGGACTTTGTCGCGCCGTATGGCGCCTCCGATCTTCAGACAGCCAACCGCTACACGCACATCATGCGGAAGCACCCGAATGAGATTCGGAAGCTTCAGGTCATGGGCTTCTATCGGGACGTTGATCTCTCTCAGCCCGTTCCTGACAGGAATGAGATTCAGCGCACCAAGGACAAGCTGGCTGGTGAAGAGCAGATCGATACCGATGACCGGCACATGCTGCTGGAGATGCACATCGATCTCGATCTTCCTGGCTACGAGGATGTGGGCAAGGATGGCGAGCCGACCGGCATTGCCCTTCCCTATGTCGTGACGGTCGAGCGTTCGACGGGCGTGATCCTGTCGATCTACCGGAACTGGAAGCAGGACGACGAACTGAAGCTGAAGCGTCAGCACTTCGTCCAGTATGGGTATATCCCTGGCTTCGGCTTCTACCCGTTCGGTCTGATTCATCTCGTCGGCGGCATTGCCAAGTCTGCTACGTCGATCCTGCGTCAGCTTGTGGATGCGGGTACGCTGGCCAACCTTCCTGCTGGCCTGAAGTCTCGCGGCCTTCGGATCAAGGGTGACAGCACGCCTCTGATGCCGGGCGAGTTCCGGGATGTGGATATCTCGTCCGGAGCCATTAAGGACAACATCACCTTCCTGCCCTACAAGGAGCCGTCTCAGGTTCTCGCTGGCCTCCTGGGTACGCTGGTTGAGGAAGGCCGTCGCTTTGCTTCGATTGCCGATCTTCAGATTGGCGACGCCAACCAAAGTGCCCCCGTGGGCACATCGCTGGCTCTGTTGGAGCGAGCGATGAAGGTGATGTCGGCCGTGCAGGCCCGCCTTCATGCTTCCCTGAAGCACGAGCTTGATCTTCTGGTGGA